TTCCCCTTGCTTTGTCTCTTGAACAAGGCATGCTTCGACATCGCCAGCGATATCTCCCGAGGTTGCGGGGCCAATAGGGTGGGTCGGTTTAACGGCGACGACTGCGTCTTCGCAGGTGATCAGAAGTCCTTTTCCCTCTGGAAAGAGGTGACTGGGACTTTTGGACTTTGTGTTAATGTTGAGAAGACTGGCTACTCTAACATCTCGGCGGATTTGAACTCCCAGAGTTTCTTTATCCGTCGGGGACAACTTGCTCCAAAACCCGTTCTTTCCTTCTTCAGACCTTGCAGAAAGGAACCTGGATGTCTCTTGACAGAGGTGCTCGATGGCATTTCGACTTTTCGCGGGGAGGTTAAGGCCTTCGTCGTGAATTGTCTGATGCGCTTCGAGATTGCCGCTAGGCAGATTGACTTGTCAACTCTGTCTAAAAGAGAGTACCAGATCCTTTCCAAGAAGTCTTGGTTTCGTCGCGCCCTTACCGATGGGCCGGCACCCACCATAAAGAAAGGTGTAGATCGTAGTGTCGAAATGGTTGTTGGACCGCCTCCAAAGGCTTTCCTTTATCCTATCTTCGACATTATGACCAAAGACGTCGCCAGTGACGTAGTCTCGAGATGGACGGGGGTTCCCGTTAAACCTGCGAGGGTTTCCATCGACTACGCTTCCTACCGCGAGCGATCTTCTCAGGCACCTTCCTATCAACCTCCTTCCTTCCGCCAACTAGCAAGAGGACCAAGGAAATGGTCTTTTGTCTGGCCCAGGCCAGTCTATGACCATTTTTGTTCCTTTGGTGATCGAGTGTTTGTTACCGAAAACGCTCGCAGATCCCTATGGATCGACGACCATCCTTGTCTCCATGTTACCATGGAACTTGTTCGGTCCCGGTTCGTACGGGGGGCTCAAAACTTTAGGACTTACTTCGGTCCTCCTGCATCTCTCTCTCCCCTCTCCCTCCCACAAGTCAATCTTGGCTTCGCCTGATAGTGCTGCGCAAGGCTATCTAGCTGGGAGATAAGTTCTATTAGTTGGGATCAATTGTCCGGATCCCTCAGGAATATCAGTGGAATGCCCGTAGTGGTCAGTCAGTGAATTCCTTTTTCGGCGTGTCGTGCGACATGCTTCTGTTTCAACCTACAACTAGGTCTCGATGCCTACGCTTCGCAAAGCGGGTATGATGGGAATATCGGGCTGCGATAGCGGCCCGCCCACCCCCACTCGGAAGAGTTGAGGCGACCATCTTGGTATCCTAGG